CCCATATTATTTGTCAATATGGCTTGTGCCAATCCATAATCATTACCCGCAGGATCTTGGCGGTCTCCAAAAAAATGGATGGGTTCGTGCTCAACCAATCGCTCGACGATCTGATCTTTGCCAGTTCCTCGAGCGTATATGTCTATGCCTGTTTCTCCTGCCACCGTGGCTTCTACTTCTTTCCACACAGAATTGATCCATGCGGCCATTATTTCTCTTTCTCGATATTTTTGATCCCACTCGTGATATGCGCGGCGCTGTCCTGGCGTGGCATTGCGTCCCACTGTGCTGAAGTTGCACAGGCCCACTCGATGTTCAATGTGTCGTCCGGTTTTTTCCGGACAGCGGCTGGCGATTATTTTGGCCTTTAGGATCCATTCTAAATCATGAGGTATGTGCCACGCACTCTTGTAAACTTCGCGACCATGATCAAACACATGATTGCCTGCACAGTTGTAGACGTAGGCATCTTTCCAAAAATTAAATCCTACTTGTTCTTGTGTTTTTTCGGGATCGCTGCCGGTGATTAGACGAAAATTAAATCTGCAGTCGTACTTCAGCCAGCGTTTGAATTCTGGATCTATCTGCCCTCGGCTGGGTGTTAGGGTGCCATCGACATCGAACAGTAGTAGCATGTGCTGAGTTTATATGCTAAAGAAATATTTGTCAACCAAGAGTGCCAAAACGGCTCCAGGCACCTCCGCCCAAACTGATCCAACCCGCCGGTCCACCGGGCACCGGATTGTTGTTAAATCGCACTGCTCCCTTGGTCGCAGCATCTTTGGGTGTTCCGTCGCTGGTTCCAATTTCTATCTGTTTGATAAAAAGTTTTTGGACGCTGACACTGCCATCAGAATTTAATGCTAGATTGTCTTTCCGGTTTGCGCTGAGCAACAGGCTCTGCTCTCTAGGAGTGCCGAACCATGCTATATCCCGCTGACGTTTGCCAAAACCAATCTCTACTTCCTCGTCCCACACGCTCAAAGCGTGCCCAGGTTCCAAGGTGTTCACTCCCACCCGCTTGTTACCCACATACAGGGTTTGGCTCAGCAAGGCTTCACCAGCTGTCTGCAGATCTCGCACGAGACCCAGCTTGGTGATGTTGGTATCAGTTACTCCAGGATTGAGTTTGCCTCCATCAATTATAGCAGAACCATTGAGACTGATCTTTGAAAGATCCAATCCGTGTTCACGTATGCGCTCGAATATGTCGTTGTTGTAGGCTTCAAAAACGTCTGGACCGATAGCAGCTCGTGTGGCCGCTACAGTGTTCTGGATTATGCGTTGGAAGAATTCTCCGTCCATTGGCACATCGCCTTTGATATGAAGATCTCCTTCAATCACTGTCTGGCCTTTGACCTCGAGTCCTAGACTTACTATCTTGTTTTCGATCACTACTCCAGCATCTAACAAAGTCATTTGCACGCTGGTGCTTTTATCTTCAATGCCATTGCTGTTGAAATTTTGTATGATCCCACCTTTGATGTTATTGCCTGTCAATCGCAGGCCCTGGGGATCAATAGCCTCACCAGGTATGCTGCCTTTAGGAAATGCAAACGTGGCCAATTTCTTGCTGATTTCAGTAAGCACTATTTCTCTCACCACGTGGTTTACATCTACCTCTTGATACAGTTTATTTTTCACATGCTCAGATGCCAATCTTCGCGCTTCTGTTTCAAAATTATTGATCACTAGATCTGACACTTCATCCAGCCGCTGTTGCACACGGCTCTGATCCACATCCATGTTCCCAAGCAGATTGTCCAGCTTGGCACTAGCCAACCAGTTGAGTTTTTTCTCATAGTCTATGTTGTCCAGGCGCTGTTGCAAGGCCTGTGCGACCAGATTGTCTATCCTGGTGTTGAGCCTGGTCTCGATGTCTCGGACCAGGTTGTTAACTATTGTATCTACTTGATTGGTTATGTCCATTTTTTGAGAATCTCATTGAAATCACATGTTCATAGTTTTTCTTGATCAGGCTCTTGTACATGATGCTCTTGTGTATCAAGAAATCACTGGCACCTGCGTCAAGACTAAACTTGGCACATTGTTTGAAAAACATCTGCCGGCATTGGAATCCGATAAAACTACGCAGTTTATCATTCTGTATTTCATACACATTCCTTTGCCATGCGTTACGGTCCTGCAGATCATAGTCATGGAATTCTAAATATATAGCATCAGCTTCTTCGCCTTTGACCACGCTGGGTATGCTGAACTCCCGATCTTTGAAACTTTGGTTTTTATAGTCACGTAATGTAGTTATCACTGTTCCACGAGACAGGCTACACAATTTGGCCAGCATGGCCTGTTGCTCTAGTTCGCTGGCAGCAAAAGTTAGAAACTCATCAAAAGCTATCACAGTATCAAATTGATCTTCTGTTGCCAGCGCATGATCCCAGCTGAGATATTTGATCTTGGGGTCATGCTGTCGAAGATAATCCAAAACGTCATCTCCCACCTGCGTTACAGTTATCTGCAGGTTTTTATAACCAAGGATAGCAGGATTAAATCCCACAAATAACAGGCGTTCGGGCCGGAATCTGTGATGAGCGTTAACTGATTCTATAATTTCTTTCTTGCGTTTGATCACTTCTTCTTGTTTGTTGCTGAGCAAAAAGGCGTCAAAAGAAATTTGTGAGTAATCGATAAAGTACATTATTATTATTATCCTACAGGATTGTCAATATATTTATAGGCGCGGCCCAAAATCATCTGCTGTATATAAATAGATTATAAGATCAAAAAAAGGAGCGTTCAATGCAAGACATTTTCAAACTCATAGGTGATCTAGGATTCCCTATAGCAGTGGCCTTGGCTGGCGGCTATTTTGTGTATCTCACTATCAAGCTTCTCCTACAAGGAGTACTGGGATCTATCAAAGGCATGGCAGGCATTATCATTGCCTTAGACAATCGTGTAAAAACCATGAACCACGACGTGGTACGAATCGATACTATCGTAAGCAATGCTCTCGGCCTAAGGCCTGATGTGGATCGTATCGCACGGGCCGACGGCAAAAATGATGCCCGGAGGGACTGACATGAACAAGTATCAACGTTGGTGGGATAATCTCAATCCGCAGATGCAAGAATATCTCAAGCGCCAACCCATATGGCACGATAGAGACTTGTACAAGGCTATGGCGATAGGAGCTGTGTTGGGATTTGTAGTAGGATTCTTACTGGGAGTTGAGTGGGCTTGGCGTCCTGAAACAACCATTCGTTATTTGATAGGTTAAGGCAAAAAGATGGATGTGGTAGAAATAATCAACAAATACGGATTCCCTATAGTTATGGCTGTAGGGATGGGTTATATCATCAAGTATGTATGGGAATGGAGCACCAAGGAAGTTAAACCTGTGATCAGCGAAGCCAACACTGTATTGATAGCCTTGATCGACCGCATACGCATGTTAGACAACGATCTCATACGTCTCAATCAAAAGGTCAACACCGTGCTACACTTGAGAGGCAAAATGATTGAAAGTGATCGTGTGATGGAAACTGTCAAGGTCGAGAGAGAAGCTGCAAAACAATTTGACAAAGCTGTGCGCATGGATGATAAGAAAACCGAGGACGATCATACCGCTGCTGCCGGTGAAGGATAAGAATACCCTTAGGACCGTAACTTAGTTACGAGGGTGCCCGGCTGCTGGGCGTAGGAATCGATTCGCTACCGTGAACTACAAAGTGAGCAACATCAATCATCTTCTTTAAGATCACTTATAAATTCTGCTTCTGGTATGCGAGTGCGTGTGTTCTCGCTACCTAGCACTATCACTATACGATCACCGTGTTCGGTGTCTAGTAACAGCACTATGCAGCCTCCGGCTGGGTTGGTAAATCCAGTTTTTCCTATCAGCACTCGTTTGGTATTTTTAACCACCATTGGATTGGTGTTGTTGAATATGAGCCAGTACTTGTTCATGCGCACACGCAGTTGCGATTTTTGACTGCTGTCAATGATCACACCATACGCTCTAGCTGCTTTGATCAAACTAATGAGATCTCTTGCAGTGCTGACATTGTTGTTGTCAAGCCCGGTTGGATCAGTAAATCTCGTGCTGGTCATACCTAGTGCCTGCGCTTTGGCATTCATGGCTGAGATACAGGCAGCAAGTCCTCGAGGATAGTGCTCGCACAAGGTAAGGCTGGCCCGATTGTCGCTTTTGACCATGCTCATTTCGATTAGTGTGCGTCTGGTCAGTTTTGTCTTGGCTGGTAGTCGGTTGGATAGTTTGCGTGACAGCTCTATGTATTCGTCAAGATCCTGTCGGGCATCCATCACTACCATGACAGTCATCATCTTGGTTATACTGGCTATGGGACGAACTGCATCTATGTCCTCGCCGCGTATTATTTGTCCTTGAAGGTCTGACACAAGCCAAGACTTGGCACTGACGGATTTGCCGTGGACATCTTGCCAATTACCGAATAAGGCAAGAAATACCAATGGATAAACAATTTTATGTACCAATCAAACACCTCATGAACAGGATAGAACGGCATGTGCTTCTCTTACTTGCTTGTGGCTCTGTAAATGCCATCCCAGTCGCGAGGTAGTTTGGCTTTTTTCATTTCTTCACAGCGATCGATCCAGAGTTCATAATAATGATCCATCTGTCCATCAAACTCTCCTTTGAGTTCGTGGCATAGATCGATAGCAGTTTGGAATTTTTGAGCTTGATACTCTTTCAACATGTCGTTGTGTACTTGTTGCGCCAGCAGATATTCTGTCATAGCACCTGCATCTGTATGTAACGGAGTATAAATGTTGAGTCCGATAGTTTTGCCCTTGACTGCGATGCAATCCAGTTCTAGGCATAGAAAATCATCTTTGACCATTTCGTAAGTGTCGGGTCCGATAATTATCAGTACCCCGTATCCTTTGGTTTGTCCTTCTAGTCGTGCTGCCACTGACACAGGATCGCCCAGCACATCGTACCCCATTTTGCCCTCGGAGCCAATGTTACCTACCAAGATCTTGCCAGTGTTTACACCGGCGCCCAATCCTACTGGGGGTTTACCGATGCTCGCAAGACGCTGATTGAATCCATCCACAGCTTTGATCATCTCCATGGTAGTTTTCACAGCCCTGTAGGCATGACGGTCATCGTCCAGCGGAGCGCCATGGATGTGCAAGCTGGCATCGCCGATGAACTTGATCAAGCAGCCGTCGTTTACAAATATAGGCTGGCTAATTGCTGTCATGTATTCATTCATGATCTTGGTGAAGCCTTCTACATCTTGCCCGTACTTTTCGCCTAGGCCGGTAAAGTTGCGCATGTCTGTCATGATAACAGATAACACTTTTTCTTCTCCACCTAGTTTGATTAGATCTGGGTTTTTCTGCAGTCTCTCTACTATGATAGGATTCACATAGCTGCCAAACTGCTTTTTGATCTGTTGCTTCTGCAGGAATTCATTTACAAACTTAATACCATAAGCATGAAGCATAACCAAAATAAGACCTACAGTTGGAGCAGTCGCGTCCACCAGCCATAAGCTATTGCTATATGCGAAGCTACATAAAGGCCAAATAATACCAATACCAACAACACCTGCAATAATACCAACATAAGTGTACCTTGTTAAAAACAGTAAAATCACGCCAAACGCGGCCAGTAACAAAATTTCAGCTCCGTCAGCCCAGTCGGGACGTTGTATGGTCACTCCGTTGAACATGGTACCAATTACCGCGGCTTGTGCATCGTTAGGAAACATCGCTCCTATACTGGTAGGTAAAGGATTTGAAATACCAGCTGCGGTAGGACCCACAAGGACTAGTGCGCCTTGTAGGTCTGCAGGCAAGTTTGTTATACTATAAGCGTGTGACTTTTGTGACCAGTCAATCCAGATGCGACCAAGGTTGTCAGTGGCAATTGGTCCAAATTTTGGCACACGCATTTTTTCCACACCTAATTCATTGAGCTTGACCTGGAACGTGCTATCGCCTGCCGCCACACGCAATACCTCCATGCTGAGACTGGGATACAATTGATCATTTACGCTGAAGATCAAAGGCAAGCGCCGGTTTACACCGTCTATTTCAGGTAAGGTGTGTGTGCCACCGATGCCAGCGGCGGCATTTTCTATCAAAGGAATGTTAGCTATCAATCCTGGATATGTGATGATACGATCCTGGAATTCAGGACCTAGTACTGCGGAACCGGGATTGCGAGGAACGTTCTTGATTTTGTCCCCGGGCACATTGGCGATGACCACAGGGTACTTCTGCATGACTGCTGCCAAGGCTGAATCTCCTCCAAGCCTATCAGCATCGGGCATGAGCGCATTCAACACTACGAGACCTGCGCCGCGCTGGTACAAGTCTTCGATCATGCGAGCATAGACATCTCGCTTGAAAGGCCACTGACCATATTTGTCTAGTGCAGCTTCGTCGATGTTGGCTGTAACGATGTTGTTTTGTGTGGATTCTTTTGACTGTATCAAGGTATCAAAGTAGCGTAATCTCACGCTTTCGAGAAACGCAGGATCGTTCATGCGCAGACCTAAAATTACAGCTAGAGTAGCCAATGCCAGCCACGGGCTTAACAACAGGGTTTTGAGTTTTTTGTTCATAAGATTATTTATTGAAGGGTAAAAGTGGTTCAATAATTGATTTTAGATCTGGATCCTGCCATATAAAGTATCTATCTATAGAAATCATACTGATATTTTGATCTGCTACAGCCAGGGTCAATTGATCAATGTCCAAACGTGTAACATGTTGGTTGTGAAAGAAATTTTTATAAGGGACCACAAGGCAACCTGAATCCGACAATGGATCTATAGTCTGTAGGAATAAATCATAAACAATGAATTCGCTTGGCCATTCAAAAGATAAAAACCATTTGTTGAACATGATAACACCGCCAAAATGTTCAAACATCTGTAGTATGATACCTGCATCAAAATGATAAGGGGTAAGCACTGTTCTAAACTCAAAACTACTGTTCAATCCTAGCTTTTCTATGCAGGCAGTATAAAAAGGAAAAAATGACAGCCAGTGCTCGCAATTCTCTCCGTCCATTGGCCATCTTTTTTGTTTATACAACGGATTAAAATCAATTGGTCTGACAAACCAATTTTTTGAATCAAGAACAATATAAGAGCCAGACGTTTTTAGAGCAAAAACCAATTTGAAAATTTGTTGTGTGTGCCAGCCCGGTTTGTGTATGGGTAAAATGAAATCATCATAAAAATCTTCATAGGTGTATATTTTGAATTCTATCTCAGCCAAAAGAAGCCTACAGTTTTCATCAAACCATTTTAGCCAGGGCCTTGGATTTAATTCATTAACAATAATGTTTAGTTTGTTGTTTACAGAATATCTAGATAGACTCCGACACTGTAATAGAAATTCCCACCTATCTCTATCACACGTTACGGTTAATAATTGATTCATTCTCTACAACTTAGATAGGTTTCCCGACGTACATCAGGGATTCTTTGCCTATGCCTAACACACAGGCCATACTTTTGTTGAACTGTACTATTGTCCACAGTCCAGTTTTTTCGTTAAGAAAGAGAGCGTATCCTGAATCGTTTTGTGCGTCTTTACCTGTCCACACAGGTTTTTCCTTGTGCTTGTTACCGAGAGAATCAAACACTTTTTCAGGCTTATCACAAACAGTAGGCTTATCAAGTACAGTAGGATTATCAAGTACAGTAGGCTTATCAAGTTGAAACGACTGGGCGTTGGCTATAGAGCCTGTCAGGGCAAATAGGAACGCCATGATCACATTGCGCATCTGTGGCTCCTTGTAAAATTGTATTTATTGTCTTACTGTGGTTGTGCAGCCAGCTGGATTGGTGCAGCTCTGCTGTATAGTAAAGTTCATTCCACCAGATTGCAGTAGGTCTAGGGCAGCCGCCCCTCCAGAGTTTACTAGATCTATATTGGCTTTGTTCTGCTGAGCGCCTTCTTGTACTACAGTAACACTGTGATTGTTGCCTGTCAGTCGGTTGGTCAGCTGATGTTGTCCGCCGTCTTTTTGTACAACGTCAACGGTGTTGTTGTTTCCATTCACGGTGTTGAACATGATCTTGTTGCCATTGTCAGTCTGTCTAGCCGTGACGTTGTTTTGATTGCCATTGATAGTGGTTTCTTGATAATGGCTGCCTAGCGTCACGTTGCTCTGTTGCGTGACTACATTATTTTGAAACCCATTAATATCTACCGCTTGATAATGAGCATTGGTGCCTGTTTGCACACCTGTGTTGGTTCTGGCTTGCCCCACTTCAAGAGTGTTTCCATCGCCTGATATCCTCATCTGTATTTCGTTCTGACCTGGTGCGGTAGTTCCTTGTCTGACAGTCACAGTGTTATCAGATCCAATGACTCGAGCAGTTGACTCACCTATACCTGTTACTAGGTTGCTGTTTCCCACTTGTTCTATATAGATGTTATTGTTGGCGCCATTGACATCTATACCTATGCTATTGGCCGACGGTCTTGGCCCGGCTCCTGTCCAGTTGTTAATCCTAGACTGCTGGTCAGGAGTGAGATTGGTAGCGGCTGCAGATCCACTGGTGATGATTTGATTTCCAGGAGCATTGGTCTGAGTGATAGTGCCGCCTTCTATCGTAGGGCCTAGGGTCACAGCAGTGCCCGACACGTTGACTACACTGGTATTAGAATAAGAAACACCCGAGGTATCAATGGTGAACGAAGATATGTTTCCGGTGGTAAACGCAGAATTGGTTACTGTGCGTATACCGTCACCGTAGTCCCAGTAGAACTGATGACCTACTCCACCAAGCACATTCCAGTACCAAGCCTCGAGGCTGTAGGTTTGCCCTGCTACCACGTCCATCCAACCGTTGCTGGTATAACCCCAGATCACCTGCCAGGTATATGTACTATTTTGATTTATTATGGTCTGTCCATTTATACGTAATACAAATCCATCGTCTGTATTATTGTAAAAATAGATACGATAGACAGTTCCTGCAGGACGAGCTGTGGTAACGGGAGCGGTGATGGTTCCGGTGTACTGTATCACTGTTCCATCATTGTAGTCAAACCAGCTGCCGTCGTTGTTAGGAAGACGTGCATTGGTCTGGAGATACATGCCGTTGCCAGTTATCCCGCTGTTCACAGGGTTTCCGTAATCAGTTGAATTTGTAGAAGGTGTTCGATAGCTGAAAGGTATCTTTACACAGCCCAGCCAACCGCAACTGTAATTGTGGATATCGTATCGCCAAACTTTGAAGTTGAGTCCGGTCTGAACAGACTGCGTGGTAGCAATCACAGCTCCATTGGATTCTACGAAAGTAGCACTGCCGTCAGCTGGAGTAACAGTGTTTATAGGGGTATTGTATGTGGTCAACACACCATTTTGCACCTTGTTGGTTGTCACGGTGCTAGCAACCTTTGTCTGATACAGTGACTCTGAACCATTGCTCGAAGTGCTGGTTCCATCGCTGTAGGATGTGGTCGTCACCGGGGTGCGATATACATAAGTGGTATTGCCGCTGTTTACTGTACGAGTGGTGTATGTTACTGATGTTCCTGTCACAGTAGGAGTTGATGGTGCCGAAACAGTTTGACCAGCGGCCAATGGAGTGGTGGAACCTGTTGACGAAAATGTATTAACTTGGGCGATAGTTGGATTCAGCGTACCTGTCCAGGTATAACCGCTGGTTCCAGTCAGACCGTAGTTGGTGCTGAACAACTGACCTGTGTTGTTGTCGTTTCCTACAAAGAAAAACAGAGATTTTCCACTGCTGTCAGTTCCCATGTTGATGATGCGACCGGTTCCGATAACACCAGCTACTGAACCGTTGCTGTTGTAAACCTTTGCTTCGTAGGGATTAGTAGCATTGCCGGTCATGTTAAACTGTACATACTGCCCTGTCTGCCAGTTCCACTGTCCGTTGAACCATGGTATTTGGTACATCGTTCCTGGTTGCGTGCTGTAGATCTGGCAGGTGTTGGTGTACATGCAGGCACTGACATTCCACTGGCTGTCAGCTATCTGGCTTCGTCCAAATTTTAGATCGGTGAAGGTGGTCGCGAACACCTTGGTGCATGATGCTATCATGACAAAAAATGCAAAAAAAAGCATGGTAGGCAAACGCATCATCGCTGTATCAAGGTAATGGTTGTATTACCTCCCTGGTTCACACGGTTCTTGAATTCAATATTGTTTTGTACCTGTATCAGAAGACTGTTTTGCGTCTGCGGAGTGGTCACGCACTGTACATCACTGCCGTTGTCTCTACACAAGGTAACCACAGGATCGTCCTTGGTCACTACAATTCCACTGGCTTTTTTGTAGTCTGGCAACATTTGATCTACTTCTTCAAGAAAATTTTCATCTAGGCTGTTACCAATCATGTCAAAAATTCCTGCTAGATAGTTGTTATCTAGGAAGTTACGGCTCAGTCTATCCTGGAACATCTGCAGCATCTGGACTTCTAATGCATTGTCTAATCCATCAAATTTCAAGAAATCTCGATCCAACAGATTGTTCGACGATCTTGTTTCTGCTGCGGCCTGCTGTATCTCCTTGGGGGGCGCCAAGATCAAAAGGTTACTGATAGCTTCTTCGCTGAGTGACAGTACAACTGGTCTCAGTGGAGCTAGACTTCTTTGTGTGACCCGTGTGGCTTGGAACGGTTGATTGAGGATTACCTGGCCAGCATCGCTGGTGACAACGATCTCTCCGATAACACAGTTGGCTTCTATATCACGACGTGTGCGAGTGGGACGATCATCGCGGCAGCTGGGCAACAAGATAAAAGTGCTGGCGCCTATCTCATCCACAGTTGCAGTAAAGTCTGTGCCTCGTACACTCACTGTGGCTGTAGGCGTATTGATAGCCACCTGCTGTGGGTTGTTCTTAGCTATTTGACCACTGGCATAGCGCACCGTGCCCATGGCCATATTAAGTGCCACTTTGCCAGTGCCTTTTTTAGGATCGTAGACGAAATCATCAATTACCAGCCGGCTGTTTTCGTTTACCTGCACCCGGGTGTTATCCTGGAAAGTTATTCCTACCTTGCCCGCAGCAGTTCTCACGGCATCGTTCATCTGGATCGCGGTGCCTTTTTTGCCATCCACGGTGGTTTTTTGCCGTTGTATAGAAGGCGGTGCATGCAATTGTTCGGTTATGGTACCTATACCGGCCCAGCTGGGTGCCGAAGGCAGCAACAGAGTGCATGACAGTATGATCCATATGCTCTTCATTGCGGCCCCTTGGTCAGTTCCGCTGTATGATAGTGAAACTGTTGGTATTGCCCACGCTCCGGATGTTGGTAGTCATGTCAATGGATCCATTCTGTGTGATATTTACACTGTTGCCGGACCCAGCAAGGTCCACTCTGGCCATGTGTCCGTTGATGCCAGCAGCGCCTTGCTGCGTGATAGAGATAGTGTTGCTGGCGCCTACTGTCACGATGTCAACAGTGCCTTTGTCACTGGTTAAGTCCAGCGTAGTGCTGTTACCGCCACCACCGGTTTGATTCACAGTAACCAAAGTATTATTAGCATCTACGGTAGCTGCTATGCTGTTGTTGTTGCCTCCGCTCTGTGTCACTGTCATGGAATTTCCACTGCCTTTCATGTTGACATTGGTGTTGGCGTTATCTCCTGCCTGTATGATGTCAATGGTGTTGGCCAGGCTAGATTTTGTTCCAGCATTGTTCATGTCAATGGTAGCTGTAGCATTGTTACCAGTTACTGAATAGTTGATTTCGCTGCCGATACCACCAGCTGTTCCGGTTACAGCGCCAAGATTAAGAGTGTTTCCGCTACCAGTCTGTGTGATATCTACGGTGAGTCCATCGCCGTGTAATTTTGAAGGTGTGGTGTTTCCTGCCGCACCCACTCCTCGTATGTAGTTGCTGACACCATCTTGCGTCATAGTTATCGTGGCATTGTCGCCGCTTTGGTCTATATAGATACTGTTGTCCGCAGCCAGAACTGGCGCAGTCAGCATCATTGTGAATATCATCACAGCAATTTTATTATTTTTATACATTTTGCTGCTCTAGTCGTTTACGACTGGCTCCTTTGTTGTTTGTTTAATTTTTCTCCTTCTTATCTTGATGTTGCTGTGGTGTGCTAGAAAGAACGGTAACTAGCACCCACCCTTTACGGTTGCCTATAACAGAGGCGACCTCTACCCAATTGCCATTTACAGAACGAACTTCAAATTCTGTATCAGGTGGTAATTGCCATGTGCGTTGACTTTTTTTATCAGCTTGCCTGTACACATAGCTTAGTTTTTTCAACCAAACACGATCACCAGGAACTAATCCTTTGGACTGTTTGGGCTCTATCGCAGCAGGTGCAACCGTTACATTTTCTTTTTGTACTGGTTGATCAACTGCTCCAGATCCTGCCGATGGCTGCGGAGCAGGTTTTGGTTCTGGCTTATCTCCTGATCCAACCGGCTCTGACACTGGCTCAGCGGGCTGGGCTGCCGCGGGTATTTCTTTTCTGGGGCTTTCGGGTGCGGTGTTCTCCTGAACCAACTCATTTTTCTTTTCCTCCTTAAAACCCCAGATGCCTTTGCGCTGACCTTCCTTGATCAGTTCTACCACTGCTGCTTCAGTGGCTGACTTTACTGCGTAGGTACCTGGCTCATTTATAGTCATACCTGCTTCAGCTTCAAATGCTCTGGTTCCTGCATCAAAAAATTTCAGTGCGCTCATGCTGTCAGCACTGCTCAGTATGGTTTTCTGAACCGTGACCGCTGCCAACACCTTTCCTGTTTGCACGCTAACTGCTCGTATGCTCACGGTAACGATGTCCTCGCTGTACTGCGTTTGCGCACCTATGCCTAACCAACGTGCTCCTGCACCACCACTCTTGGTTGAACTGTCGTAACCTATCACACCACCTTCGATGATGATGCCTGCAAACTGCATGGGCATGAGTGGCTTGGCGTTAGGACCTTCGTAGGCTTCACGCATCTGTCGTATGATGGTTCTTTCTTTGGTGAGATTGTCGATACCCACACGCTCGACCACTTCAAACCACTGTCCGCGACCAACATCTTGCAAGGCCTTGATTAGGAATGCTTCTGCTCCTTGTGTTACTGCTGTACTTAAACTTGCGATGTTTGCTGTTGGTCTACGCTGACCTGTTTTGTCTTGGAAACTATAAACTGCCACCGAAACAGGTTTTCCGCTGGCAGGGGCAGGTATGGTATCAAACTCTTTCTGCAACATACTGGTTGCTACCACAGGTTGTTCTATGCGAGCACTGTGCGTGACCGCGCAACCGGATAACGACATAACCACTGCCAGGGCGATTATGGTTTGCTTCATGATCACAACCCCGGTATCTGGAACTGTGCTAGTGGAATGGTTATGGTAGTTGAATTTCCGCCTTGTGTTACAGTCATCTGTATGTTGGCACCATCTTTGTACCAACTGACTCCTGTCAGTGTGGCACCGGTGGCTAGATCTTTTTCCATCACAAAGGTTCCTGCGCAAGGGTCATTGACCGTGGCGCAGTTACCGTTGGCAAACATGGCAGTGGCCAAATTCTGACTGAACTGTGCATATATGCGGCTCTCCAAGTTGTTCATAAACTTGGCGATGTTGGTATTTTTCTTGTCTGCCGCTTCCTTGTCTAGTGCTGCTTGTATCTTGTCAGCACGCTCTTTTTCACGAGTCCTTTCTTGATTTTCTATAGTCAACACATGACTGGAATAGCCCATACCGTTGAATGCCGGGCTTTTGAATTGATAGTCAGGAAGAGGTGCCGCTACAGCACCAGCGGCAGCAGAAATGAATAATGTGGTTATAATTTTTTTCATGATCCACTGCTCCTTGTTAATATTTAAGGCGAGCGGATCCGAAATTTTCTACTATGAGAAACTTTTTCCTAGAACAAGGATTGTGGATTTTGTAGTGACAATTCTTTGCTTGATTTCGTGATAAAAACTATCCAGTTCTCCACCAAATTTACCCATCATTTGATCCACAAGGATCAAACCAGTGGCGCAATCATTGTCTTTGATACACTGTATCAGCTGTTCATGCAGGGAGATGTTTTTTTGTAATTCGCTCATTTCCTGAACGATTTTTTCTACCGGTAGAACACAAAAGGCTGGCACAGGTCCATCAGGATGCGGCATGGTATCCAGCTCCAACACAGTATACTTTTGTCTCAATTCATCAGCTACAGGTTGTGTCAGTACTATGTGCATGTTACCACCTTTGGCTTTGTTCTTTGAATGCGGCCAAACGCTGTGCCTTGTGCTGATCTGCTTGAGAACTGTCGGCCGGCTGCTGCGATTGCACTGCTTTCATATATTCTAAATCTGTTTTGATCTGTTCAATATCTTCCATAAGAAACATGATCTTGGTATCCAAGGCCTTGATCAGGCTGGTCAATTCGTCTATTTTGTTTTCCAAAGTTATTGGCTCCTGTTTTCATAGCGTTGGTTTACAACCTTGGCCTTTTTATAGACTTCTTGCACTCCAATAGACTGATAGTAACAATCCATGAGCGCATTATGAGCGGCCTTGCGATCTTTCTCTCGAGGATCACCATGCACTCCAAACAAGGTACGGCTGTCACGGATCTGCCAGAACTGCCAAGGTGTAGGCTTGATCAGCTGACGATAGAGATTTTCTAAGATCACAATGTCAAATGCTGGTCCTTGACACCAGATATTATCGATACCCACCAAGAAACGATTGAGGTCTCGAGTCATGGTTTCTAGGCTCACACGATCGGCTGTGCCTAGTGCTTCTTCTCGCACTTCTTGGCTTTGTTTACCCCACCATGCCAAAGTTTCTTCTTGCACATGCCGACCCAGAACCAACTGTTCGTCAACATCAACTCTAAGATACAGTCCTGACTCGGCATCAACGTCATCCCCCCAAGGATCGAATTTAACAGCGCCAATGGTGAGGATCACGCTCTCTGGGCGGGTACTTAGAGTTTCAAGATCCAGCATCACATCTGGCATTATTTTCCTCTTTCTTCATAAATATTCTAAAGGAACATATTATGTTTATCAAAAACAAATATTCTAAATGGTATTTTAGCATAGTTACAACTGCAAAGTCAAGACAATCAATTAACTATTATACCGAAAAACACCATATACTTCCAAAAAGTCTGGGCGGGACTGACTCTATAGATAATCTAGTCGAACTAACTGGCAAGGAACATTTTATATGTCATTTACTACTAACTAAAATGACTGTCCATGAGCATCGAGCCAAAATGGTATATGCAGCATGGCGTATGGCTGTTCCCGGTCGCAATGAACAAAAAAGGCATAGGGTGTCATCTCGTATGTATGAATCAATAAAAATGCAAAGGGCTGAATACCTCAAATCTCTTAAGGGCGAACAGCATCCAAATTTTGGCAGAAAGACTGGTCGAACATCTGCAAACTTTACTGATGAATGGAAGAAAAATCTTTCTGATGCTTGTAAAGGACGAACTCCATGGAATCAAGGTGTAACACATTCTGAAAAAACTAAAAAATTACAATCAGATTTAGCAAAAAACAGACCGAAGCAAAAGTGTCCGCATTGTTGTAATATAATCGCCGGCCCATCTAATTTCAAACGATGGCACGGCGATAATTGTAAATCTCGTTAGCCGTCTACCTCAAGTTTGATTTGCAAGGGGAATCCGTTGTTGCGAGCCAGTACTGTGGCTTCTATGCCTTTTTGTTCTGCTATCTCAAACGGATATACTGCTACCACACCCGAACCTTCTTCATGAATCTGCACTGTCTTGGCGTGTGCTGTTTCTTCATCGTATCTAAATATGCTTTTAAGGCATTCGATGATGAATTCCATAGTAGTCGATTCGTCGTTGACGAAGATCACTTTGAACATCCTGGGCTCTTGAATGTTGAGCTTAGGATCATGTTTCAAAGCTGTGTCGTTGCGCGGTTTGATAGCAGTATCAGTTGACATATTACCCTCCAGTTCGATTAACAGGCTATGTTGCCATAGCCTGTATTATACTACTTGGAGTAAGTGATAGCAACCTTCTTGGGCTTCTGAGTCTCAGGAACTTTGTGCTCGAGAGTGATGGTAAGGATGCCGTCCGATACTGTGGCACCCACAATCTCTACGTTTTCGTTCAACGGAAAACTTCTTTCAAAGTTCCTAGTGGCCAATCCACGATGCAGATACTGCCAGTCACTGTCATCTTCTCGCTGGCGATGTCCACGCACGGTCAGGACGTTCTGACCGTAACCATTGGTCACTGTTTCGATGTCCAGCTCGTTTTCCAAGAAACCTGCCACTGCCATCTCGATGATGTAGCGATTGTCTCCTGTACGGATGATATTGTGTGGCGGATAGTTGTCCTGTTTGGACATCTGGAAAGACCTGTTGATTTCTTCGAACAGTTGTTCGAATCCTACAAAGTTGCGATGCAGTGTGGGTAGATCTAGGGTTAGATAAGTAGTCATTTTATTTTCTCCTTTAAGCAAAATATGACTGGTAAGACCCCGTAGGCATCTTACACGTATATTTATACTTGATTTACCAGATACTGTCAAATAATTTGGACAGTTTAATAATTTTTTGGAGGCAAGCTCTCGCTGGCTATTTTTTTCTGCCAGCGGCGCCGTGCAGCATTTTTGGCCTTCTTCCTGGCGGTGGTTGGTTTTTCATAAAACTCGCGCTCGCGCAGTTCCTGCAAGAGACCACTTTCCTGCACTTTCTTTTTGAATTTGCGCAAGGCTTTTTCCACTTGGTCGTTGACTACTTCTACACGCAATCCGTTTAGCGTGTTTGGTTGTTTATATCTCATTTGTCTCCTCTGAGGTTGTTTGTGTAATTATCATCTGTTCCGTGAGCTGTAGTTGTTTTATGCCGTTTTTTTTCAGCTCGCTTATGCCGTACAAAAATGGCAAGGTCACCTGTTCCAGCACTGTTTTCAGGCCGCGGGCACCCATGCCTAGATCCAGAGCTTTCTGCGCAATGGCCATTACAGCCGCATCTTCAAAGTCCAGTGTGATACCGTCGGTTTGGAAATAGTATTTCATCTGCGATAACAGATTGTTTTTTGGTTCTATCAGCACTCTCACAAGGTCTTCTACCCCCAACGGATCCAGTTCCACACTTACAGGAAAACGTCCGATAAATTCTGGGATCATTCCATACCGCATGAGGTCCTCTGGAATCACTTGAGGCGAGCTGTTCGCCACACTGTTGTTTTTGGTAAAGCCTATGCTTCCACCGTTGCACCTGTTATCGATTATCTTTTTTAATCCATCAAACGCTCCGCCGGCCATGAACAAAATATTACTAGTGTCTACTTCTATAGTTTCCATAGCCGGATGTTTTTTGTTGCCATTGATAGTCACACGACATTTGGTACCTTCGACCATCTTAAGCAAAGCCTGTTGCACACCTTCACCACCTACGTCTCTATGTAGGCTTGCGCTTTCGCTTTTGCGACCGATCTTGTCTATCTCGTCGATAAAAATTATACCTTGCTGGCATCGTGTTACATCATTGTCTGCTTCACTGAGCAACCGTCCAATGAGGCTTTCTACATCTTCACCTACGTAGCCAGCCTGCGTGAGAGTGGTAGCATCTGCTATCACGAACGGCACATTGAGATATCTAGCTACTGTTTTTGCTAATAGAGTTTTCCCGCTGCCACTGGGACCAAACATCAAGAGATTGCTTTTTTCCATTTCAATTTTAGGACGGAAAAAAACTCGTTTGTAATGATTAACAACAGCCACGCTAAGAGTTATTTTGGCCGTGGTTTGCCCCACAACATACTGATCGAGATGTCTCTTGATCTTGATGGGATCCAATGCGCGATTGATCTTGCGGTCAGCCTTGATGTTTTCTATGCGTTCTTGATCCAGGATACTGCTGCACAGTTCTATGCATTCATTGCATATGGCAGCATCGTTGGCCACTATGAGTTTGTTCACTTCATTGCGATCTTTGCCGCAGAAATCGCAACTCATGTGCCTTATGCTTGCTACATTATCCATAAGTTTTCACAAAGTAGTCGATGGGCAAGTTTACTTTCCTGTTGTTGCCCAGGAAGTTCATGTCGCCATAATACCAGGTTTTTTCGGCTTTGATCATTTGTTTTTTGATGTGGTCCACAGCACTGGGGGCCATATTAACCACGATGGTGTTTGCTAGATTCATGGCCTGCAGCAGCCATTCTTCGTCTAACATGATATCACTGTAGATGTATACGTTGACACTTACCGGTGCTGTCTTGCACCATAGTGCAATGCTTTCTACATCTACCCAGTCTGCGTCTACTACCAGTATGCTGGGCAAGTCATTGTGGACAAAATCTGGCGGTGTTATAAAATTGCTAAAGTGTTCCATTGTTATTGCGCAGATAGCTTTCTACTTCGGCTTTTTCAGTTTCGTTGAGGTCATCGATATCATATTCTCCGCTGCGGATTTTTTGTATAAGATGCTCGATGTATGCAGCATTGTAGGCCAGTCTATCTGTGCTGTTTTTATCTATCTCTATCCATTTGCTGCCATTGAATTTATACAGCCTGCTGGGCAAATAATCCACACGGAGAAAAACATCGCTCTTGTTGGGGGTCGGCGGAAATGCGCTACCAAACCCAGCATCACCTGCAGGAATCTGTATGTCATCTGTGGCTGCAACATACTTGGTGAAATACCGCTGCTCGTAGCCTAGACTGGGATCATAGTCGGGTTCCCGGGCCGGTTCTGTTATAGGAGTATCTTCAACCGGTATCTCCTCGGCCGCGGATATCTCCTCCACTATGATCTGTGGTGGAGGAATCTGTGCCAGAGCTTCATTGAGACGTTGATTGCGATCTTGCGCCAGGGCAACTGCGGCTTGGAGATCCAGTTGTAGGCTTTCTATCAAAGCTGCCAAGGAATCGATCTCTTGTTGCTTGGTTTGAACATCGATACCAAGTCTGGTCACAGTGTTGTTTACATCGGTCAGTTGCCGAGAAAGATTCTGCTTGTCTTGGGCGAGATTGATCTTGTCGACTGTGGTAGCATCAAATGCTGTCTTGAGATCTGATTTGACTTGTTCTGCCTGCGCCAGTTGTGCCTCGAGATCGGCTTTTAGTGCTTCGGCAGCGGCCACACGAGACTCCAGCACTGTAAATTCTTCTGCTAGAGTTTCAAGCATGAGTTTCTGCTGTTCTATCTGATCGTGCAGTTCTCTATCATCGTCGGCTGCTTGTTTGGCCTGTTCCGCGATGGCATCTACGTCTATTTCTGATTCTAGCTCGGCCAACATGGCGTTGGCTTCTTGTGCTCGGCGTTCGGCTTCATCTGCATCTATGGCCTTGGCTATCATATGACCGCGCCATAAGAACTTTTCCAACTCTTCTTGTTCTTTGGCTTCACGCTCTTCTTCAGTCAGCGGATGTTCTTCCGGCGGGATTTCGTCTTGAGATTGTTTAGACGGTTCATTAGGTTTGGTTTCTTCTTCATCATGCACCCAACCGCCGCGGCCTTTGCGGGCCCATTCCAGCTGTTTGTTAGCAGCCAAGATCAAGGTCAGGGCCAAGGGATCAAAAACGATAACAATAAGGATGATCACCCATCGTACTGCCTGTTCCAAGAGATTCTGATCGGGGTTGTCCCCATAGATCAAGGCCGCGATGTACTTGATGGGTCCAACTTCGGCTTCGATCTTGCGGAACTCTGCTGCCAAGGGCGCTCGTTCTTCTTGTAGCTTGACTATGCGGGCCTGGCTCTGCTCAATTGTCTGCGTGAGAGCAGCTCGTTCTCGTGCCTGCTGTTTGCGAACCTGCAGGGCTCGTTCGGCTGACGATATCACGCGGCCGTTCACTTCGCGATCGGGCGCGGCACTGATGTCTGTCACAGCTCGGTCTAGCTGGGTGAGCAAGGTTCTAGCGTTGTTGATAGTGTCTCGCTCGTTGGTTATCTTTTCATCAAACAACAACAATCGTGCCTGGCTGTCGCCGCTGACGATGTTTTGGTCCAGATGAGCCTTGCTGAGGAATCCAAAAATACCCATGGATGTGAGCAACATGAGCGCAGCCACAGCTGGGATGAGATAGACTTTGAATTTCAGGCCAGCCCGTTCCCAATTGTTGTGCAGCCATACCGTGGCAACTATCTTGCCTGCTTCCAGCGCACCGCCCATGATCATCACAGGGATAGCTGCTGCTGCAAAAATGGCTATGAGGCCAGTGATAGCGTACCAAGCTGCGATTGCCGAAATTAAAACAGCAATGGTTAGAATCAAGTATCCAAAGATCATATGATATTTATTAACGGGTGTAATACCCTATTGTACTTTATTTTACTCTCTACTGCAACACAATTGGTTGATCAGGTGTAATCAATAGTTCGTATTTTTGTTGTGATCTGCCAGTGTATGTGGCTGGTGGCGGCATGGCCGGTTGGTGCTCTCGTTAGCCAAGTGCGAGACAGAACCTCCTCCCGATGCCAGTGTGTCCCAGTCTCGGGTGTCATCACCGTATCTCAAGGTGCTGTCAAACAGAGTATGTGGATTGCTGACACGAAAGCGACCGAACGCATCCGTGGCAGTGGGGTTGAACTGCGTTCTCAGCACAGGCTGGCCCATACCGTTGTAGTCCATGGCCATTGTCAAATCATTGGTATTCGGTTCGTAGCTATGAAAGTAATTGGTTGAGTTGAAATTTAGATTTGGCACGGTTTACAATCCATTGGTTATGGGATTATAGAAAATCCTGCCGGTGAACACCGAAGTCTTCGTGATGGTGGGTGTTGAAAAACTTGTAGCGTGTGATCCAGGCCCTCCACCATTGCCTGTCTGTATCCTTATAGCGTAGCGTACTCCAGCGGTCAACGCTATGGTGCCGCTGCGTTCTTGGGCTGCGTGACTGCCACCGTTATCGACTATGGCATTGCCTATGGTAAATCCAGAAACTGCGGTTAAGCCAATCCATAGATAACTACCATCATCGCTGTTGGTAAAAAAAGTGTAGGTTTCTGTAGTAGCGGGAACGAAATATCCTAACCATTGGACGCTGGTGTTTTCTGGGGTGGCTGCTATGGCTAATGTTGAATCTGCCGTGGCCGCTGTCTGTGTGGCCGTAGCGAACCAGTTGACATCTTCACCATGATAGCCAGTGTATGTTCTACGGTATAGACCTGCAGCCAGTTCCACCCAAGGACGGCCTTGGACTAATCCACCTGTGTTGGGATTTTCATCTGGGGCGACTAGATTGCCGTTGTAGGGATTGGGCAACTGTGTAATGTCATAGATGAACCTAGCGTTGCCGTCCGCTGCTCTCTTGGTGGCAGCAAGATCGAGTTTTGCAATCTGTTTAAGTTCTTTCGTTGCCAGCGTACTGATTCCGTTGGCACTCATATTATGCTCCCAGTCCAGGATATAGACTCACGCTGTCTGAACGCATGTCACTAGGATGTTTGCTACGATGAACATCATCCCCAGCAGCCAATACTGCGTCAATTGGGGCAATCATTTCTTCTGGGCTGTTGCTATACTCTGTGTCACCAGAACCCAGTAATCCAGCTATCTGTCGCATGCGTATCAATTCAGCATCATCTGTTACAGAATTTGGTTGCGCACTCACCGTTATTGCCACAGACGGCTCTACTTGCTCAGCCGAATCTACCAAGTCTAACACATTGCGAATAATATCGGTTATTTTCATAATAGTTCCTAGATAGAGTATTTATTGACTTTGAGCGGTGTTGTGTGTATACTAACTCTATGGATATACAAATACTTCCCAAACTGCTAGAATCAGCTGAGATTGCTTGTCCGAGCTCACGAAACCAACGAGCCTACGCTGATCTGATCGAGGAAAGTGCCTGCGGCACAGCCAAAGCACAGTTTGCCAGTCAGTTTAAGGAATCGCGCTCGGTCAAAAGCACCGAAGACTTTGCACTGATCGAAAACGGCAAGACCATCTATATAGATGTCAAAACTCGCCAGCTGGGCACGGACCTCAACATGCCCAACATGATCAGTGTGGATAAGTTAAACAAACTGCTGGACGACCCAAACACAGAACTCTATTACTGGATGATTGACTATGCGGTACAGGAGGATGGTGCTGCCCGTATCAAACACACCGAACTGCGGGCTGTATGGGATCTACCCTGGGCTGCTCTTGCCATACAAAATCTCGGGCTAGGACAGTTGCAGATCGCCAATTGGTCAGCGATAGATCAACCGGGCATGGGCAGAGATGCTTGGCATGCCCAACTCAAGTTGGAGATGCGGGCGTTTTACACCCGCCAGGCCCAGAAATTCCTGGATCTAGCCAGCAAAATCTAGCTCAAAAAATGTTGCAAAAAAGCAACACTTTTTTGCCCCGAAAACCCAGCAAAATCAACAGGTTAGCAAGCACTAACTTAGCTGTAACAACGGTTGACCGTTTTGGCCCATTTTGCTATAATATTAGCATGAGAGTTAGAAAACGTCGCCAAGATACCAACCATGCTGTTTACTGTATAACCAATACAGTGACAGGTGCCCAATACATCGGCATCACAGTGTGCGGTGGCAATGTCCGCCGCGCCCTGAAGATCCGCATCCAAAAACACATCCGTCGTGCTGTTACAGAAAACAAGGACTGGGAATTGTGTAAGAGCATCCGTGAACACGGTACGCTTGCACACACTTATGGCCTTGTTGAAATCGTGCGTGGGCGCAAGCCGGCTCATGCTCGTGAGCGCGAACTGATCCGTCAATACCAACCCCAACTCAACACTCACTAAGGAGATACGCATGATTGACTCAATGGCAATCGCAGAAAAATTCACCCGTCACGGTGGCGCATTTGACCGTGGCTCAGCCGACAGCTACTATCATCGTGAACGCAGGCCGCACTACTTCCTAGGCGGCACTTACCAAAGCGAAGAAATCATTCCAGCCGAAGGCTCGGTAGAATGGGAAGCCTATCAAGCAGGCTATGACTACAACGAGCAGTATGGTGACAAGAAGAACTGGGACTAAAGGAGAAAATGATGGAATTGAATGGACGCTTGGTAGAAGTCGATGGCGTGGAGGACGTGGACAGCCGTGACTATCCAGATTTTTGTGATGCACACTTTGTAGGTGCTCGCTTTGTGGATACCGGTGAAGAGCTCTCAGACGCAGAGTACGAAGAGCTCAGCGACAAGTATGCTGATGTGCTGTGGGAAATGGCATACGAAAGTTTACATTAAGGAGAACAGCAATGAACATCCAGCTAGAAGGGCTTACTCCCAAACAAGTGGCCTTGTGCGACATCATGTGGACTATAAACAGTTATGAAGGTGTGCAAGATTTCATACGCACCTTGCCCCGGGCGGATCAGTGTACCTGTCGGACCTTGATCGAGCTCATGCAGTTGGCATTCGCTGATGAAATCACCAGCGTGGATGAAGCGCAAGAGGTGCTGTCTAGATTCTAGCTTGTTTGGTGAAAGTCTTTAATCCCGCCCGGTGCGGGATTTTTTTTGGCTAATGCATGGTTCCGTCTGTGTCAAAATCCAACATGTTGATGTCTTTGATACCGAGCAGTTTGAGTATCTTCTTTACCACCGGTGGTGGGTCTAGATGAAATTCATTGGGAGTAAGAATGTGTTTGATCTCACCATCTGGACCAATGATGAATCCATAGTCATTCTCTCCCACCAGATCGTCTAGCGTTTCTGTTTCTTCCTGTCCCGGCGTTGGATTTTCTTGAATTTTGTTGGTCATTGTAATCAGCCTCCAGCCGACGCAAGTATTTACTAATATGTTGTTGTAATTTTATTACAACAGATTGATCTGTGTCAAATGTGCTTGTGTATACTCGATACATCACCACATGTTCCAGCTCTTTACAATTTATATCAAACTTTCCATGCCAGCCAGCCAGCTCGGCAGCTATACTAAACGCATAAGCTTCGATCTCGTCCCGGCTGCCCAAATACTGTTGTTCTTGTTTTTTTCCTGGATGTAGATCTCGGCTACGGTATTCTCTGCTTGGTCGATATCGTCTCTTGCGATGCTGAGCTCGATGCAACAGTTCGTGCCCCACGCATTCCGCTGTTTCAAAACACAACCTCTGCCACTGTTCTCGACCAAGAGCAATGTGCTGTTGATCGGAACTGTATAACAAGGAGATTTCTATGCAAGGATCTCCCATTTGATCATCGTGTGGATCATAGTGGCCACATACGCACACTTGACCAATTTTCACGCTATTATCGCGACGGGTGCGGATGCGTATGCCAGGATCCTTTATTGCCGTTCTCAGCTGGGCTGTAAGTTGGCTGGGTGTAATGGGCCCTTGATGTCTCGGGATTTGTTTCAAGGCATACATCAAGGGCACAAACATGCTACTTGAATATCATGAGAGCCATGAGCACAGCTTGAATTGCAAAACCCAAACCAATGGTGATGATGTTCAAGCCGTCTTTTAGGATGGTAGCCCTGGCAAACAATAGCAACAGGCCGGCCCACATGAACAAAACCATGTCCACTGGTGGCATCCGGTCAGTGAGTCCAGCGGCTGTGGCTATCAGTGTGGGAATGGTTGCCAGATGGATCAATATGGCTGCAAACCAACCCAAGGTATCTGCACTGAGGCGTGTAAAATTTTCTACAAACCAGGATTGGACCCCGGTCCTTAAACCATCATAATCGATATGCCCCTGCTCATCTCTTAATCTGAATTTCATTTGATTTCCTTTATATGGCTTTCTTGTCGCTGTAAAAAATATGCCGTCCTATTACTGCTATTTTTTCCAAACCCCATCTCGGGCTCACATAATCTGCATGATAAAACAGTGCGTTTTCAAGACTGGGCAGGCGGAAACCTTCCAACAGTACTTTTTTAGCCACTATCATGCTTTCTTGATAAGCTACGGGATTGACCGGTTTACGTGTTCCGGCATTTTCGCAGTACCATGAAAACTGGCAGATCACCTTGTCATAGATCAATCCTTTTTGGAATATTACTCCACACACATCGGCAGGAAATTTTCCTGACTCCACTCGATTTAGAGTGACTTGTGCTACTGCAACTTTGCCTTCGAATGGTTCGAATCCTGCTTCGTAATAGATGTTTTGAGCTAGACATTTGAGCTCACGCTCTCTGTCTGCGGCTGTGGCCACTGTGATGACACTAGAGTTTTGAACTCTAAGGTAGTCCATTTTGGCTGAGGTAACTTTGGTCACCATCATGAGTGCCAACACTATTCCTGTAAACACCAGGACGGTGTATGCCAGTGCTCCTGTAAACGAACGAGTCGTTCCCTGGGCGAGATCAGTCATAATTTTCTCCTTTCAAAAGTCAAGATTGTTGAATCGGTAGTTCTATTTACAACCCAACTATCTTACTAATAATATACTATAAGTTGGGTTTTGTCAATGGTAACTATGGTAAATGGAAATAAACAGATGGTTTAATGGCGGTTCTATTGGGTTTTTACCCCATTAAATGCGTTGTTTATTAGACCAGTCCAGCCTGTTGTGCCACACGGGCTCGTGTGCCTTCGACTAGACCTACCACATTTTCAAAGAAATGTCTCTGATAACCGTAATAGGCATTGACGAACAACAGCTCTTCGATTTGATTTACACCGAGACCTTTTTCACGACCATAACTGGCTATCAGCAACTGCTGTTCGGTAGTAAGCCCGAAACCAAATCTTGCCCGGCGTTTGGCCGCTTCATCATCTAAATCTACACTGGGTATTTTCATGCCTACTTTGGCTAGAGTCTGTGCGTTACGTGCTTCTGCCTGCATGGCCAGTATGGCCTGCCCGCCCTGGGTAGCTGGATTGGCTATGGCCTGCAGAATTCCAGTGAAACCGGTAGCATCGGCAATGGCACTTGCTATCTGGCCCACGAACTGGAATACTGCTTTGAGTCCGCCGGAAAACTTGAACCAGCCCTCAGGAAACGCTGCTGCCTGCACCAATCCTGCCTGCGTGGCTGCTTTGGTCGCGACTGTAGATCCAGGACTTCCCAAACTGGCCGCTGCCGAAGCTATTGCCTCACTGATGGCAATGGCCGCTGTGACTAATACTTGAATCGTGGTGTATATACCATATCCGGTAGCGATGGCGTTGGTAATTTCAGAAACCAGTTGCAATGCGCTGTCCAGGATACTTTTATTAGCTTCTTCTACAGCCTGTCTCACCACCGGATCAGGACTGGTCTTGACAGCTTCTAAGGCAGCGATAAGATTGTTTTCAGCGGTATTGTTCAGCGGGTCTGCTGGATCTTCATGCAGTTCGTAAAACTCTAGGGCCACGATAAGTGCCTGTCCTTCAGCGGTATTTTCCAACCGATCATTGGCAGCACTGAGACGTTGATACGCTTCTGTATGTGCGAATCCCGCAGCGGTTCCCAGGAAATCAAACATGGTAGCATCTCCAAACAATCCACTACCTGCGCCCAGATACGGAGCCAAGTTGGCCATGTCGCTGGGAAAACTGGGATTGTCAATGAGACCTATGTCCGGTAAATCCAAGTCATCTAGCACGTCAGCTATCTGTTCCCACGTGGCTCGATTCTTGATTCCCAGGCTAGCTATCTGTTGTCCAAAGTTTACCAACGTACCGTAGGGTATGTTGTCCAATGCGTCTTGTCCTATCAGTAGGTCTCCTCTACAGAGATCTGCCGCTGTGAGTATGCTGGCACGCACAAAAGGCACCGCGCTGGTGCGCTGTATGATAATTTCTAGTTCTTTGCCCTGTATGGTCTTGAGCGCTTCCAATAAGATTAAGGGGTTGGCACCACGAACATCGTCTTCGTCGTCGATAAACACTCCTTGGTCCAACAGCGGCTGGCGCAGTCCCACTGCATCGGCTATGCCTTGATTCTGGAGGCTCAGCACCAGACCATTGGGAGTTCCAATAAGATCGACTTCGTTAGGCTCCCACAAAGTGCCTAGGCGGCGCATGGCATCTGTAACTACTGACAAGCCACGGCGGATTTGATCACCTGATATGTTTATGCCAGCAGCCCTTAATCTAGCTCCAGCCACGGTGTTATCTGCGTTGGGTCCTAGCCGTGCTGTGACGCCGCCGGATATAAGGTCTGTGAACGTTTTGCAAGCAGTAAGCAGATTGCTTACCGATCTCAGTGCACCGAACACATCAGCGATGCCCGATGAAGTGAATGAAGCTTGAGAATGGACTTGAGCACGGAAAGCATTTTCAAGAAATCTCATAGGAGAAGTTATGATTTCGTTGGCTCGTTGAATAGCACTGCCTACTATGTCATTGGGATTGATTCCGGCATTCTGCGCCGCCTGCGTGATCACGCCTAAACCTACCATGAGAGCGAAACCAGGTACATTGTTTCGTGCAGCATTGACCAACACCACGCTGGTACTGGCAGCATTTACTATGCGTGTGAGCTTGCCACAGATGCGCGAAACACTCTGCAAGCTGTTGGCCGCTGCTGTGAAATTGGTATTAGGTACGAAAACATTTGGATCGGTCAGTAGAGCCCAAAAGCCTTTGGCTTTGGCCGCTGTGACTTCCTGTTTTCTTGGAGGTTCCGGATATGGAGCCTCAGCTAGGAAGGTGGTTCCTATTTCAACTTTGCTAGACATGCTTGTACTTATCTCTTAGATAAGTTGGGCTATTAAACGCCTGTTACCAGACTACCACCGTTGACCGGTTGTATGCCTGTGGTTACCTGTATGTAGTAATTCTGCACTTCTTTCACTGTGGGAGCATGCAACAGCACATGGTTCTTGTGCAAGGTGACCTTGATATCTGTGTCAGCTGTAAACAGGCTGGCGATCAGCATGATTCCTTTTTGGCTGGGTACCACTGTACAAGGACGTTCGATAACAAAGTCTTGGGCAGAATCCTCCAGCACTTTGGCCACTATCTCATCACCGTTGACCAGTTTGAAAGTTGCGATATCACCTGTATCGTAACCGGATTTTTGTAATAGCATGTTTATCCTTTGAGAGAGTCAAAAAAGGCAGTGTCCTGTTTTGCCAGGCCCTGGTATCCGCCTTCTACTAATAGATCACCATTTTTATAGATCTGCGGGACTGTTCTATGTCCCTGAGCAAGTATGAATTCCTTTGCGTCTTGATCTTCGTCTATCTTGATTTCTTCAAACTGCACACCTTTGTTTTTTAGCAGGTTCTTGGCCTGTACACAAAAAGGGCAATTGTTTTTTGAGTATACCACAATCATTTTATAAGCTGAATCCTTTGAAAGTATCCACGGTAACATCCTGCTTGGTCCCGCCGATCACATAAGTAGTTATCTCTGTTTCCTGTGGGGCCACTTGAACTTCTGCTCCAGCTATCCATTTTTGTGTCCATGGCAGAGGATTTGAGCCGGTCTTGATACCGCACTTGAGTCCTACATTGTTCATTCGTTTGCAGGTCAACCAGTCCACATAGTCGCAGAGCAGTTGCCGGTTGAGACCAATCATGCTGCCATCTTTGAACAAGTATTCGGCCCAGCGTTTTTCTTGTTCAGCAGCTTGTAGGAACATGTGTTCGCATTGCTGTAGTGTTTCTTCTTTGATACGAGCAAAGTCTGGATCGTCCTGCGGCAGCAGCTTGATCAAGGTCTGTGTGCTGGCCAGATGCACATTCTCGTCGCGGCAGATCAGTTTGATGATTTTAGCATTGCCTTCCATTTTCTTCAATTCAGCAAACGCCCAGGAACAGGCAAAGCTCACATAAAATCTTATGCCTTCTAGAGCATTCACAGAATTTATACACAACCAAAGTTTTTTCTTGAGTTCGTAAGTGTCAACGGTTATTTTTTCTCCATTGACCACATGATCGCCTGCGCCCAAGGCTTGATAACGGATGCTGTAGTCAATGAGGTCATCATAATAACTGCTGATGTCTCGAGCGCAATCTACGATAGGCTGTATCTCCATCAGTTCGTCGAATATCACACTGGGATCGCTGTAGACATTACGAATGATGTGAGTATAACTGCGACTATGCACTGTTTCGTTAAAGGTCCAAGTGGCTATCCAGGTTTCCAATTCAGGCAAGCTGCATAATGGTCCAAAGGCCACGCTGGGCGCTCGACCTTGCACGCTGTCAAGCAAGATCTGCCGCTTGAGATTGCTGGTGAAGATATGTTGTTCAAAAGGTGTGAGTTCTTTGAAATCCTTGCTGTCGTGCCCTACGTCAATTTCTTCTGGGCGCCAGAAAAATCCCAACTGTTTGTCAGTGAGCTTGTCAAACTGTCTATACTTGAGAGTATCATAGCGTTGTATGCCAACCCCACCTGCAGGGTCTAAAAATGCCAAACTGTCAACGTGAGATTTTTTACTTAGATTGAATACCGACATGGTGTCTTCCTATTTTTATTATTAAATTACACAGCTTTCGCAATCGGCTTCATCAATGGCCTCAAGCGGAAGGGCGTCTTTACTGATCAGTTTGTCAACATCTATTTCGCCTTGTCCGTCATAAGTGTTGAAATAATACAATTGCTTGCCACCGTATTTGTAAAACTGTATCAGGTGGCGCAACATCTCGCTCATGGGGATTTTTTCATCGTCGTAGAATTGAGGATTGTAACTGGTGTTGACTGAGATTCCTTGGTCGATGTATTTTTGAAGAACAGCACAGATGTTCATGTAGCCTTCTGGACTGCGCTGATTCCACAGGAGTTCATAGCGGTTCTTCAGGCGACGATATTCAGGCACCACCTGCCGGAGCACACCATCTTTGCTCTGCTTCACGCTCACATAGCTGCGTGGTGGCTCGATACCATTGGTGGCATTGGATATCTGCGCCGAAGTTTCTGCCGGCATCAAGGCCATCAAGGTAGCGTTACGCATGCCGGTAGTAAGTATCTGCTCACGCAGACTACGCCAGGACATGCGCTCTTGATGTGGTACCAGCTCATCTACATCTTTCTTTCGTGTGTCAATAGGCAACTGTCCATCTGCATACTTGAGGTCTTGCCAACGTTCGCAAGGACCTTGTTCTCTGGCGAGATCAGCTGATGCCTTGATCAAGTAATAGCTCCAGGCTTCTGCATACTCATCTACCAATGGCAGGGCACGTGGGTCCGAATAACTCACGTCGTTCTTGGCCAGCCAATAGGCAAAGTTGATGATGCCGATGCCTAAAGGACGGAACTCACGTGTGGCTAACTCAGCTGCCCGGACTGGATACTGTTGATAACTTAACAGTGCATCCAACCCTCTCACTGCTAACCGGCACATTTTCTCAAAGTCATGTGGGCCTTTTACATTGCCCCAATTGATCGCTGATAGAGTACACAGAGCGATCCTACCATCCTCGTCGTTGACATCGTTCAATGGCACAGTTGGTAAGTCAATCTCACAGCACAAATTACTCATGCGCACAGGCGCACGATCCACTTTGAATGGACTGTGTGTGTTGGCATGATCCACGTTTTGTAAATAAACGCGGCCGGTATCTTTTCTCTCTTGCATGAAACGACTGAACAGATCAGCTGCTTTGATTTTTTTCTTTCTCAGCTTGGTATTGCGCTCAGCGGTTTCGTACAGCTCCTTGAATCTATCTGCATCAGTAAAAAATGCATCGTACAGCTCGGGCACATCTTTGGGACTGAACAGCGTGATGTCCCCGTTTTGGAGCAATCGCTCGTACATCACGCGATTAAACTGCACTCCATAATCCATGTGTCGCACACGATTGTCTTCGGTGCCTTTGTTGTTTTTCAGCACCAGCATGTCTTCTACTTCAAGATGCCAGAGCGGATAATACAGGGTGGCAGCGCCATTGCGCACTCCACCTTGGCTACAGCTTCGTGTAGCCGCTTGGAACAGCTTGAAGAAGGGCACAACGCCGGTATGATAAGCATCACCATTGCGGATTGGTGAACCTAGAGCACGTATGCGTCCGGCACCTATGCCGATGCCAGCTTTCTGGCTCACGTATTTGACCACTGCGCTGGTAGTGGCATTGATCGAATCTAGGCTGTCATCCGTCTCAATCAGCACACAACTGCTGAATTGTTTTTGTGGAGTCCGTACTCCGGCCATTACCGGAGTAGGCAAGCTGATGTCATGATTGCTGATGGCATCATAATAGTCGCGCACCCAGCGCAGGCGTGTTTCTTGGGGGTAGTGTTGGAACAGGGTGGCTGCGATCAACATATAGGCCACTTGTGGTGTTTCGTATATCTCACTGGTCACACGATTTTGGACTAGATACTTGCCGCGCCACTGCTCCATGGCAGCATAGGTGAAGTTTTCATCGCGCCGATGTTCAATGTCCCTGTTTAATGTGTTCCATTCTTCAATTGAATAAGCGGCGAGAAGGCCTCCATCGTAAAATCCACGCTCTACGTTTCTACGAACGAGGTCCAGCAGGTGCCACGGCTCATAGTCTCCATAGACTTGTTTGCGCAAGTGGTATACTATCAGCCTGCCGGCCACGTATTGATAGTTGGGTGTTTCTTCTGTGATCAAATCTGCCGCGGCTTTGATCAGTGTTTCTTGTATTTCTGCTGTACGGATACCGTTGAAAAACTGTATATGGCTTTTGATTTCTACTTCTGAGGCGCTGACTCCTGTGATGCCTTCTGTGGCCCAGAACACCACACGATGTAGTTTTTCTAGATCTAGCGGCTCTCTGTCGCCGTTTCTTTTTGTAACTGTAATCTGACTCATTGATTCCTCTAACTTCAATAGCGGTCCAGCCTCAAATCCACGCTGGTATACTCGATAATTTGTTCTAGCTCGTTTGGTATTGATTTCTTATTTACATGCTGCTCGGGTTCTAAATTAAGAACATATTTTCCTTGATCGATCCATACTAAATTATACAAGGTGGCCTGTTTGACATGCCGATAAACACGCACATTATACTCATGATCTCGATGTTGGCTTAGATGTAGAGTATACAGCATGCCCAAACTTTTTGCAAGATCGCAGTAGCAATTCTCGGTAATCATGGTCCAGGGATCTGGCCAAGATTCAGGATTGTTGTGTTCGAGGTGGAAGGGAATGAATGGTGTTTTATTCCATAGCGCAGCCGTGGCATCTAGTGCTTGCTCAAAAGGCAAAGCACCAATTTCCTCGCGAAAATTTTTCCAACGAGCCAGTCGTTCCGAAACAGACAGCCGCCACATGGATTACTTATCGGCTGCGTAGGTTTGTGATAGAATAAGTTAAGTTGCCGGTGCTACCAGCGGTGCTGGTGTATACCAGCCTGGCCACAGTGCTGCTTTCACTGACCACTGCAAACGTTACTCCGGTGGGACCTGGATAGATAAAGTTGGTAGCGTTGGGATATTCTACATATTCATCTATGTACTGTAGATCGGAACCGCTGCGCACTATGTCGATCTTGCCACTACGATAGGCTCCTGCCGCCTCGCGCTGCAGAAAATATGTCACGGTAGCTGAGGTTGTTTGTCCATTGAACAACACACCAGTGTTGGCTGCTGTTTGTGCTGCCGATAGTGTAATCAGCCTGGCTGGACTGGTGGTCATCATGCCAAGACTGATACCGGTATTGGCATCAAAGTTCATGCTGACCGTGCCGCTGGCCTGGTTCACGCGAGGCTGTGTCACATGATCAGCATCTGAACGCTCAAAAAAGTCGCCCACACTGTAATTGCCGCTACCAGTGAACGAGATCACCGGATATGCCACATTGGCGCTGGGACCAGTGTATACTGTACCTACGTCGCCAAAATAATTTTGAGAGCTCATCACTGACGTTATCACCTGGCTGTTGGCAGCTACTACATTGATAGCTACTCTCGCGATCTGATCAAACGTGCTAGATATCACTTTGATATTTTTTGTACTGACTGCCGTGGCGGTAGAATCTACTACCAAGGCCTGGCTCAGCTGGCGAAAGTTGCAACCAATAAATTTTACATTGCTGGCGTTTAGAACCACGCCTTGTGTGCAGTTATAAAAGTCACAGTCGAGGAAATTGACATCTCTCACATAGCCGGCCGCACTGAGAGGGCGGGCATAAACAGCATTTTGCGATGTCAACAGGTGTGTGCTGGGATTGTTCTGGCTGCCCTTGAACGTCACGCCTACAAATTCCACACGCTCGGTGGTATCTAGGCGAATCAAGTCTTGGTTAGACAGGTGCTCAATGTTGAGATCCTGTAAAGAGATGTCTTGCGCTACGGTAGCACTGCCGGTACCATATGCAGCATCGATTTTGTTTTCACTGTCCTTTAGCTGGAACACAGGATAAAGGTTCGAACTCTGCCTGATGATAGTACGTCCTTTGCCTTCGCCTTGCAAAGTGATATAACTGGGTAGTTTAAGGCTCACAGTGATCAAGTATATCCCTGCAGGTACATGTATAACACGACGCAGTCTGGGCGTGGTCAGCGCAAAATTACCGAACAGCACTTCGTCGATGGCACGTTGCAGGGCAGCAGTATCGTTGGTGTTACCGTCGCCCGTGGCACCAAAATCTCGAACGTTTACATAGTCGTCTAGTTTCTGTTGCAGCGTGCGAGTGATGGGTTGGTCTGTGGTAGGACCTGTGCGGCTGGTGTAGCCAGACTGGCTGCCTCGGAAGGTGTAGGCATCACTGATGTTCAGCAGATCAGAATACTGTGTAAGTATTTCCGTGACACCGATTTCGGGCGCACCTTCTGCGATGGTGCCGTTGCCTATGTACAGTTTGCGGCTATCCAGCGCCCAGCCCAGCTCGGCACTGGCCAATTGTGGTAGATCCTGTTGCAGTCCTTTGCGGTGCTGGATCCTCGAGATTTGAATAACGGCCATTTGCTAAAAACCTTTGTTATTAGGTATTTAGCTCATCAGGTAGTATAGCTCAACTCGCTTGAGCCACTCATCCCGCCAGTGGGCGAATTCCGTGCCATCCACGGTAAATTCCTGGTATTCTGGCACGCTATAGGTGCCATCTTCCAGCTGTTTTGGCTGTGCGCACATCAAGATAACACCATCCTGTATGTTGGTACCATGTGTGTCGTTGTGTGCTTCTGCGTAAGCTGCCAGCTGCATGAAATAGTCGCCGATCCACTCGCGTTTTTTGGGTTTGTTAGTCTGCTTGAAATCCATTATGGCTGGTTTGCCTTTCCACACACCCACGCAGTCTGTAGTGCCTGCATATAACCCACTATAATAAACAGGTACTTCTGAACCCCAGAATTCGTCCACATGTGTCAAACCCCGTAGTATCACTTCTGCTGCCATGAACCATGAAGGGTGTGCATAAGGATTGGTGGGCAAGGGTTTCATGTCATCTTGAAGAATATAGCTTTCAAGATAGGCATGCATGCGTGTGCCTCGGTTGGCAGCTTCTGTGGTGATCTGTTGCGCACGCTCCACACCCACACGATTCCGCCACTCTTGCAGTTTTTGTTTTGCTTCTTCTGGCTTGGTTCGATCCAAAATAGTTGTTACTGAGGGTACCTTGCTACCATCAGGCAGGCAGTAGTGTCGCTTGCCCTCTACTGTGGTCCTGTCTAGTGGTTTGTAGTCATATCGTTGAGTTATCATTTATACTCGAAAACTTTCTCCGCACCCGCACTCACCTTTGGAATTGGGATTGGTAAATTGGAACCCTTCATTGAGTCCTTGCCGTACATAGTCAACTTCTAGCCCGGTGATGTACACATGATCTCGACCCGCCACCCATACCGTAGCGCCATGGCTTTCATACTTGAACCAATCCCGGGTGACCGGCACTGTGTCCATGAATTCTAGCACATAAGCCAGGCCCGAGCAACCGGTGGTCTTCACGCCAATGCGTATGCCCACGCCGCGCCCGCGGCGCTCAATATGTTGCTTGACTTTTTCGGCTGCTCGTTCGGTCAGTGTTATCATGTGTGCCAGATCTCATCAAAACCTTCTTGTTCGGTAGGCTCTTCCCAATCAGCCAGCATCTTTTCCAGTAACTGGTCGGGAATCTCCTTGCCCGGCCTGCTGAGCAAGCGGCGGCGCAGCTCTGTTGGCTCCGGTGTGGGAAAAACTATGGCTATCATGCGGTAGCCAGGCAACATGCGGAACTTTCTCGCACGGCTGGCTATGGTAGTAGATGTTTGATCCCATACGATATCTTGCTCGGCATCTCTCACACGGTTCACTTGCTTGACCATGCGATCTATCGCTCGCGGCATGTAACCCTC